CTGGGTGGAAATCGACAACAACATCGCAGAGAACGCCTTACGGGGAGTGGCCGTAGGCCGGAAAAAGTGGATGTTCGCGGGTTCCGACAGCGGTGGTGAACATGCGGCGGTGTTGTACTCGCTGATCGGCACATGCCGTCTGAACAATGTGGAGCCAGAAAAGTGGCTGCGCTACGTCATTGAACATATCCAGGACTGGCCGGCAAACCGGGTACGCGATCTGTTGCCCTGGAAAGTTGATCTGAGCTCTCAGTAAATATCAATACGGTTCTGACGAGCCGCTTACTTAGATTCAACAATATTCTGCTCTTACAGGCGATCAGTTCTGCATACACTGCCTGGCACTTTCGACAATTTCGCAGACCTGCGAGGCCGTATCGAAAAGCTGGCGCACCTTATCCAGGCTAACGCATCCCACCAGGAAAAAAGGCACCAGTATCGCTACCAGTGCCCATTTCGCCGCCGTTCGCGGCATTCTGTGTGTCCAGTGTTTTCGGCTCATAAACCACCTGGTTATTAGCGCTTCAACTGAAAGTGAGGCCCGTCTTTCAGTGTTTTCCAGTCCCCGCCCCATTCGATGGCAGTTCCCAGCTCTGCGGCAGCCTGCTTAAATGCCTGCGCGATTTTCTCGTACAGAGGCCAGTCCCATGACACCTGGCTACCAATGTAGGCCACAACATCCACCGCATCACCGGTCAGGTGGCGGCTGTTCATGGTCTGGCTTTTCCCTTCCGCGACCAGCTGCTTCTGGCGATACTTACTGCGCAGGCCTTCCGTAATACCGAAGTCAACCTCCGTCAGCTCCAGCGCACGGCGAACAACAGCAACCAGCTGTGGTTTGACGCCCTCCAGATTTTTCTCACTTCGACGACTGAATCTGAATTTACCGGGCATACTCACCTCCGTAATGAAAGGATTTTTGATACGTTCCCGCGTGCTCGTATCACCAGCACGCAGAACACCAGGTTAATCAGGACGACCAGCCAGTTACCGGGTGGAAAGCGACCACACAGATAACAAAGTGGCGCAAAGGCATACAGCAGCATCAGCAGCCAGGCCAGCCACGACATCAGCGGTTTATGTCTGGAATCACCACGACGATAAAAAAAGAGCGTCAGCACGATAACCGTGCTTAACACCACATTCAGTAATCCGGGAAGGTTACTTAACATTACCGCCTCCACCCCGCAGACGGGAGAACACACCGGACACCAGCGATGCAATATCCTGCTGGTGGATGAACGACAGAATCTTCACCGACACCACCGATACCAGCACCGCACACAGCGCATCTGCCGATGTACCGTCATACCCTGTTTTTGATGCAATCCAGGCTGACAGCACGCGCGCCCCCAGCACGCCGACGATAAACGACACCAAAAAATGCGCCACCACACGCCAGACTGAAAGCGCCTGCGGCATCGTTGCCACAAATAACGCCCCGGCGAACGCACCAAACACAATCCCGAAATCCGTTCCGGTAAACAGCCCGTACACCGTCGCCCCACCGAGCGCCGCAGCCGTGCCGGAACCGGATAAGGGTTCAGACATACGTTTTTCTCCTGTAAATAAAAAAGGGCCACCAGCGGCCCGTAAAAACACCCCGTCAAAGGCACCCGCAGATGCCTTTTGCGCGGCGTTATTTGATGTGATATGCGCCGGGTGTGGCGAGGATATGAAAAAGGCCCGCCGTAGCGAGCCATGAAAAAAAAATGAATAAAAAAAACCGCCTGGTGCGGCGGTTAAGGATGTATTTCCAGGTTTTGCTTAGTACGCGATTAATCTCAACGTTATTCTGAGCGATGCTTACAACATCGGAATGATGCATCACCGACCCTGCCAGGAAATACAAAATCTCCACCGATAATGCACCATTCTGCTGTCGTAAAAAAATCAGCACTGAGGCTACACCTGGCCTCAAATTATAGCCAGAGAACAGAATGTCTCTTAAAACAACCTGCTCCCACGTAATAAAAAATACGCCAGTGCTGCAATACAATAAGGCTTATTTCAAATGCTGGAGCGGGTAGCGGGAATCGAACCCGCATCATCAGCTTGGAAGGCTGAGGTAATAGCCATTATACGATACCCGCATATGGTGCCGACTACCGGAATCGAACTGGTGACCTACTGATTACAAGTCAGTTGCTCTACCTACTGAGCTAAGTCGGCACTGGACCGCCACCGGGGACTCGAACCTCGCACACTCAACTTAAAGGGTTGACGCTCTTTCCTGATGAACTGGTGACGGTTGGTGGCCCTTGCTGGATTTGAACCAGCGACCTGGCGATTATGAGTCGCTCGCTCTCACCACTGAGCTAAAGGGCCGGGCGCAGGATAATAACGTTACGAAATAAATGTTGCAAGCATTCAAGAATCACCTGGTTAAAAATTACCCTTACTTCCTCCACCAGCGCATTCACCATTTCTATCCGAGATAAGTGGCACAAAAAAACCCGCTTGTGGGCGGGTTTTGTTTGCTTTTGCCATCACGTACAAAATCGGCAAAATATCAGATTTGCATGAAATATATGCCTTTCAATCTACTTTTGCAACACTTTGCTTTGAAAATGCCGCCTTTTGTTTTGAACGTGTTCTCATTACAAACAATAAAGCCTCACTATCCAGTCGGTGAAAAATGTGTTTCATTGCAACCCAGTGACGAGTAAATGTTTTGGACCAGTTTTTAGTTGTCACTCCCGCCAGTAATGCCAGCTCCTGGTATTCATAACCTTCCCCACCAAAAAGTTCTGCTTTTACTGCCTGCGCCGCCAGCCAGATTAATTTTTTCAGGCGTTCCTGCGTTTTCCCTGCAATTTTTCTGGTACCGGATTGAGTATTAAATTCATTCCACGCCCACTGTGTTATCGCGATCTGATATTCCCAACAAATACTCCCGCTGTAACACCATAACAACCAGGCTTTATGATGTTCTTCAAGAGACAGAACAGCCCGCCGCCACGATGATGTCGAAAACTCAACCGGACTGACCAGAGGAATTGACGTCCCCTTCGCCAGCGATTGTTTCCCCGGGATTGGTGGATTATCCCGCGTAATCATTTTTCCGGTCACTTCATCTCGGTACCGGATTTTTTTACGCCTGTAACGCCCTGTATCAAACATGGCATTCTCCTGCCAGGCTTCAAGCTGACCTTTTGTTGCCCCACTCAAATCAGCGGTGGCGATAATGAGCTGCTCACGCACAAACTGTAAATACTGGTTATTCATGCGCACCCCAATTCTGTGATTTTTATCCCCAGTCGCCCACCAGGAACGAGCTGACCGCGCACAATATTGATTTCATCAAACTGCTCGTCGTCGATAAGCAACCCCGCATGTGTCAGTGCATCCAGTGGTGCTTTCAGGATATTGTCCAGGTCACGACGACGTTTATCCGGTGGCTCTGCAATCACCTTTATCGCCAGCCGTCCGGACAGCTTTAATTTCAGTCGCTGCTGGCGAACAATAAGCGCCACATCACGGCGATAACGCTTTCCCTCCTCCGAGATAAAATATGTGCTGCCACGGCGTCGCCAGTAAGTGTTCACCGTCGGCGGGTAAGGTAAAACCAAATCTATGAGCATCAGTCACCTCTTTTACCCAAGCACGCCAGTTGCAAAGGCGTGATCAAGAAAACGAAAAATTAAATCAACCTGAGAACCATGCTTTTCTTCGAACGCCAGCGGATCCGCATGAAGCTCGTTGTGATGCTCCCGACACAGCGGTAGCGTAAAAATATCGTGAGATTTTGTCCCCATTCCGCCCTGACCATGACCAATCAGGTGATGGGGATCGTCGGCTGGCTTACCACAACACGCACACGGCTGTGTCTTCACCCAGCGTGTGTATTTCTCGTTAACCCAGCGGCGACGTTTAGGTCGTTTCATGAAAGATTCCGGAGACTCCGGATCAACAGCAATGCTGACCACCGTCTTTTCCTGTGGCGGGGTTTGCTGGTGGGCGTGAGGCAGCGGCGCAAGATTTTTTGTGCGCTGCTTCAGTATGCTGGTGGCAGTCTGCTCTCCCGGCACGATGTCGCTCTCGCGGTATACTGAGCGAATTTTTTCCGCGCGCAATCCCAGCGAACGACGTAATACCGTCTCCGGTAGTGCGTCCGCTACGTTATTTATGGTTGCCCACCAAGATAATTCAGCCAGCGATAATTCCCGCTCCTGCGTGCCATTCATTGCATGGCGTATGACGTCAATCATCCATGCTGACAGGTTTTGATGAGCAAGTTGCTCGAGTGATTCGGATGTCTGGTCACGCAGCTGGTTGTCGCAGTGCCAGCACAACACCATTGCGCCGGTACCATAACGATGTATGACGGTTTCACTGTGATGATAGTCACCATGAGGCCACTGGCAGGATTTAACGTGGCGTAACAGCCAGTCAGACAATGCACCAGCACCACCAGCAGCACGAATCACCCGCTCATCGCTGAAAAATGGCAGTAATGATTTATCCTCCGCCAGCGGCTGGCGAACAGCAGGAACGACTCCGGACGGCAGACCGCGCATGCTTTTTGGCTCCGGTTCAACCAGCACTCTGCCGTTATGGAATACCTGCATGGATTCACGACCTGGCTTAACGATAACCACCCCAAGTTCCGGCACCAGAACAGGTCGAAGTAATACCCGCACGTTACCTCCAGATGCGTTGCTGGAATGTGCGGGACGGACGCGGTGGGCGTTCGGAATAAGGGAGCCTGACAGAAATTATCCAGTGTCGGAAGTCAGGGCTGAGGTCTTTCTGAAAGTCGTACCCACGCCTGCGGTAGTTCTGAATCAGCCATTCGGCCTGTTCTTCAGTGCATGGAGCATGCTGGTACCAGTCATATTTGAATGTATGAGAACGCCGCCCGTGCCAGCTGGCAAGGTCGGTATCAGAATTGTGATGTTTGGTATTGTGCGCCATCGGTTTTCTCTGCTGGCGCAGCAGGTGCCAGTTGTTCAGGCTGGCCTGTAGATTGTAAACCAGAATACGTAAAACAAAAAACCCGCCGAAGCGGGTTATGCCTAGTGAATTTTGCCTCTAAGAGTTCGGTAAGATTGTAGTGAAACAACATCACCACTTCCTGGCAGTTCATGAACCGCAGGAAGATCATCTCCTGCTAACTCATAAAAAATGTCCACTTCTATATCCATTTCATCAGCTATACGCTGTGGGTCGTATCCTAACTCTTCAAATAAAAACGATAAAGCCCGACGGAATAACTCAGGACGCTCATGAGGGATTAGATAATCTTCTTTTTCATCAATAGCTTCCCCTTTCCGTTTCAACCCCATAAATGCAGTTCTGTACTGCTCATCAGTCAAAAGTCCTAATTGATGAGCCCTGTAAACAATGGCAGCCTTACTTACTTTCCATGTCAACTTAAATTGGCTTAGTCCCTGCCAATTTATCCTCCCCCCCACAGGTCTTGGAAAATATTTCGCCATCGACGTTCTGGGAAGCAACAGAGCAGAGGCAAAACGGTTTGCCTGGGATTCAGTTAATCTATCCCCAGTAGAAATTCCTTCATGAAGAATCAAATGGGCAACCTCATGAGCAATATCAAAGCGTTGCCTACAAGGTGAATTTTTAGCTGTATTTCGAACAATAAAAGGCCTTCGTAGAGGAACAGACAGTGCATCTACTTCATCCGAAACGGAGTCAAATGAAGTAACAAACGCCCCAAGTTTCTCGGCAAGGCGAGTCATATTTTCAATTGGGCCAAAGCCTAAGCCCCACTCAATACGACATTTTTCTGCCGCTCGCTCGATATCTTCTTGTGTATGGACACGAAATTCAGGAAATCGAACAGGTGACAAATTAAGGTTATCTTCAAATACATCAATAAAACGACGATAAAACTCAGCCTTAGCGAGTGTTGATAGCTTCGTTGACATCCTTGTCGAGGCGCGTTTACGAAAATGTACAATCTCTTCATTAACAGGAGAATGTTCCTGCCCTTCGAAAAAGGCGGGCTTCACGCGCAAAACCTCGGCTAATTTATTTATAAGCTCTGGGGATGGAGTAGCTGAACCAGACTCCAGTCGCTGTACATACTGGCGTGTTTTTTCAACCTTCTCAGCAACCTGCTCCAGAGATAGCTCGTGATACAGACGAGCAAGTCTTAAATTAGTACCGTTAAACACATTTCACCCACTATTTGCTATTTTGTTTCTTTTCCTTCTCAGTCTTAGACGCACTGATAGGTTCTAGTTCGATAGGTACCGGTGCTGGAGGTACATCATCGACAGAGTTCAGCATAACAACACGGTCCGCACCATATGTCCAAGTTGACACGATCTCACCAAACACGTTATAGCCATTAAAAATGACTCTACCACCCTCGCCTTCAAATTCAGGCTTTTCAACCACAAAGCGATGCATAGTTGGAGTAGTCTCCTCTGACTCAAAGAGTCGATCAGCATCATTTCTTTTGAAAAAACCGCGTTTCTTGGGGTTATCTGCGTCATCAGTAAAGAAACGAATAGGGACATTCCCAATTGAAAACGTAAGATCCATGCCAGGATTAAGTAGTCTTAACCAGTCATATGTCTTTCGTACGCACATTTGTAGCAACGCCTGCCGCTGACGCCCAAATGTACAACCACCACGAGTGTAATTATCATCATAGGGCGATGACAATAACTCATGAGTAATATCCTGTATCCTGAGCAACTCCTCAGCTATAATGGTTAAACGCTCCTCTGTTAACTCAGGAAAGAACTCCCAAGGGAATGGATGGTTCTGCATAGACACTTCTCCGCCTAATCCGTGCAAAAAACGACTTTTGTCAACCAAGATATTGGTGCATATTCATAATTTTGTCAACCAATAAAAAACCCGCCGAAGCGGGTTAAGTGCGGGTGCGTTGAGGATGCCTGACACATCAGAGGTGGCGAGGGATTTCGCCCCCGCCTGGTCTCTTACTCCTCAGGTTCGTAAGCTGTGAAGACAGCGACCTCCGTCTGGCCGGTTCGGATTCGTACCTCGCAGAGGTCTTTCCTCGTTACCAGTGCCGTCACTATGACGGTTAAACAGATGACGATCAGGGCGATTAACATCGCCTTTTGCTGCTTCATAGCCTGCTTCTCCTGTCAACGCAAAGCAGAAGTGTCACCTTCGGTGCGAAACAGAGATGTCATGCTTTGGTTCAGAGAATGCGTTTGACCGCCTCGCTATATACTTCCGAGCGTTCTCTTTTCCCAACAGAAATCACGAAAACGACAACTTTCTCGTCTATAACCTGGTATACAAGGCGATAGCCTGAAGACCGGAGCTTAATCTTGTAACAATCAGGCATACCACGGAGCTTGTTTGCTTCAATCCGGGGTGACTCAAGTACTTCAACCAGCTTCTTTTTCAACTGTTCACGTACCGTCGAGCCCAGCTTTCGCCATTCCTTTAGTGCCCGCTCGTCAAAATCCAGAAAATACGCCATCAGAGTTCATCCAGCGTCACACGTACTGGCTTAGGATTACGAAGCCGTTCTTTCACTATCTCCACAAGTTCAGCATCTTCATCACTCAGGAGTGTCTGTTTGAACGGCAAGCGTTCATTGTCAGCGATATACTCGAGCATGAGACGAAGCGCTTCAGAAGGAGTTACACCCATTTTTTCAAGCGCGGAGTAAGAACGCGCTTTAAGTTCATCGTCAATACGCAGGTTAATGCTACCCATGTCTTACACCTCTTGTAATTACAAATGTCATTACAAGTATCGCACTACAACATGCTTAGGGCAAGTCACGAAGGAAGTCAGAAAGTAGTCGTAAGAACGGTGATCACTGTCCGCTTTGTGCCAGGAGCAGCCATTGCTAAGTCCATCCTGTATTGTGCAGGTCAGCTCGTTTTTAAAGAGTCCGGCCATCATCTTACTGGTACAGACACCATATACTTTGTGACGGTCAGGCTAGACGCATCGCGCGACCTTCGGGAACTAAATCCCCTTTCCAGCTATAAAGCGAAGCCAAACGAATACCTGCTGCTTGTGCAAGTTTTGTTTTTGAACCGAAATACAAAAGAGCGTCAGTTTTAAGCATTTAAAACACCTTTACTGTTAGTTATAACTAACAAGATAGATGTTAACAAAAACATAGTCAATACGATTTAGCATTAGCTAACTATGGAAACAAAAAATTTAACTATCGGCGAACGCATCAGGTATCGTCGGAAAAACCTCAAACACACCCAAAGGTCTCTTGCTAAAGCCCTGAAAATCTCCCATGTGTCTGTATCACAATGGGAACGGGGTGATAGTGAACCTACAGGGAAGAACCTTTTTGCCCTCAGCAAAGTATTGCAATGCTCACCAACATGGATTCTATTTGGCGATGAAGACAAGCAACCAACACCACCTGTTGAGAAGCCAGTTGCCTTATCCCCCAAAGAACTAGAGCTCCTTGAGCTGTTTAATGCACTGCCAGAATCAGAACAGGATACCCAGCTCGCCGAAATGCGAGCTCGAGTAAAAAACTTCAATAAACTCTTTGAAGAATTACTAAAAGCCCGTCAGCGGACAAATAAAAGATAACATCATCAATGAGTTATCTTTTACCACATCAATTATGTTAGCTATAGCATACAAAATCACTTGACCGATATGTTAGTCATGGCTAATCTTGTTTGCATCAACACACCGCACGGTGTTCTCAGCAAACAGTTCCGCTACCCCAGCGTTAAGGGGAAATGAGGTCAGCATGGATACTATCGATCTTGGCAACAACGAATCTCTGGTGTACGGCGTGTTTCCAAACCAGGACGGCACGTTCACCGCAATGACGTATACCAAAAGCAAAACGTTTAAAACCGAAAATGGTGCCCGTCGCTGGCTGGAAAGAAACTCAGGTGAGTGATATGGATTTCGACACAATCATGGAAAAGGCTTACGAAGAATACTTCGAAGGCCTTGCCGAAGGCGAAGAAGCTCTCAGCTTCAGTGAGTTTAAACAGGCACTCAGAATAAGAATGTGCTCTCACAATGACGCGGAGCACAAATATGAGAAGCAAAATCAGACCGCAGAAAATTTTGTTCTGGAACCCGGAGAAACGCTTTTCAAAATTCCCGTTACGTGCCCCATTTGCGGTTTTACATCAGAAGAACTTGACGACTCCTGTAACAATCAGGAAACAACCAAGTATGTCGAAGATGATACCGAGTGCGCACGAAGAACGATTATATCCACGAGTCCAAACTCCAGGACCAATAAATCTCACTATGAGAGGGTGATTAATCCACTCCCCCAAACCAATAAAAAAGATGCCGGAGGACAAAAAACCCAATGGAACAACGGGATATCTGTCAAAAAAAGACGTTCCATTAAAGACAAACAACGCAGCGCCAACAACTGTAAGCGCTTTATACCAGTAATCAATTTTCATGTTCTTAAGCGGATTTATTGGTGGTTGCGACATTGCTTAATGAATCCTTAAAACTGTGGTGATTTTAAGGATACCACCTCGCCTGACGTGGTTAAAAGCAGGCACACAACACGAAAGCGCACGGCGAAGTTCGTCTCACTGTACGGTGTCGTTAAATTTAATTCGACCGTGCGCTTCCGGTTGTGGCAACCCGCAAAATGGCGCGGCGGTAAGTATGGCGGGGTTATTCCTTCCCCGTTGAGGACACCGGGTTGTCAGGTTGACCATACGCTTAAGTGACAACCCCGCTGCAACGCCCTCTGTTATCAATTTTCTGGTGACGTTTGGCGGTATCAGTTTTACTCCGTGACTGCTCTGCCGCCCTTTTTAAAGTGAATTTTGTGATGCGGTGAATACGGCTAAGCGCACGCGGAACAGTTAAAACCAAAAACAGTGTTATGGGTGGATTCTCTGTATCCGACGTTAATTGTTAACTGGTTAACGTCACCTGGAGGCACCAGGCACTGCATCACAAAATTCATTGTTGAGGACGCGATAATGAAAACGTTATTACCAAACGTTAATACGTCTGAAGGTTGTTTTGAAATTGGTGTCACTATCAGTAACCCTGTATTTACTGAAGATGCCATTAACAAGAGAAAACAAGAACGGGAGCTATTAAATAAAATATGCATTGTTTCAATGCTGGCTCGTTTACGTCTGATGCCAAAAGGATGTGCACAATGAATTCAGCATTTGCGCTTGTTCTGACAGTTTTTCTTGTTTCCGGAGTGCCAGTTGATATTGCAGTCAGTGTTCACAGGACAATTCAGGAGTGTATGACTGCAGCAACCGAACAGAAAATTCCCGGTAACTGTTACCCGGTCGATAAAGTTATTCACCAGGATAATATCGAAATCCCGGCAGGTCTTTAAAACAGTTCCGTAATAAATATCCGGTTTCATTCTTATATGCCAGCAATGGCAGGGATTTGTTCATCCTTAAATCTGTCATGAGGTTAAAACAAAATGAGTAAAGTCTTTATTTGCGCCGCTATTCCTGACGAACTGGCAACAAGGGAAGAAGGCGCTGTGGCTGTAGCCACAGCCATTGAAGCTGGCGACGAACGCCGTGCTCGAGCAAAATTTCACTGGCAGTTCCTGGAACATTATCCGGCTGCTCAGGACTGCGCTTATAAATTTATTGTCTGCGAGGATAAACCTGGCATACCCCGCCCTGCCCTCGATTCATGGGATGCTGAATATATGCAGGAAAACCGCTGGGATGAGGAGTCTGCTTCTTTTGTCCCGGTTGAGACTGAATCCGATCCGATGAACGTCACTTTTGACAAGCTGGCCCCTGAAGTACAGAACGCTGTCATGGTTAAGTTCGACACATGTGAAAACATCACCGTTGATATGGTTATTAGCGCACAGGAATTGTTGCAGGAAGACATGGCAACATTCGACGGACATATCGTTGAAGCGTTGATGAAAATGCCAGAAGTTAACGCCATGTATCCGGAGCTTAAGTTGCACGCCATTGGGTGGGTTAAGCATAAATGTATTCCTGGTGCTAAATGGCCCGAAATTCAGGCAGAGATGCGCATCTGGAAAAAACGTCGCGAAGGTGAACGCAAGGAAACCGGAAAATACACGTCTGTTGTTGATCTCGCCCGCGCCAGAGCCAATCAACAGTACACTGAAAATTCAACAGGAAAAATCAACCCGGTCATTGCTGCCATTCATCGCGAATACAAGCAGACATGGAAAACACTGGATGACGAACTGGCCTACGCTCTCTGGCCTGGTGATGTGGATGCCGGAAACATTGACGGCAGCATCCATCGCTGGGCAAAAAAAGAAGTTATCGACAACGACCGCGAAGACT